ACAGCTTCAACGCCTTAATCATATTCGCCAAAAAATACTCCGTCAGCCTTATTGCCCTATCCATAACCGCTTCTGATATTTCGCATGTCCTAAATTCCCCGTCCTCAATCACCTGGAGAATTAAAGCAAACCGCAAACAATATCCCTGGTACTTTGCAATAATACCTTTATAGTTGTCCTCAGTTGCCCTGTTGTAATCTACATTCTTCCCGTCGTGCCATGTTTTATAAAGTGCCCGTGCATCCTCAGACATAATGTATTTATCCTTTATTTCGCTTTGTCGATACTTCATAAGTGAGGCAAATAAATCGGCTACAATTGCCTTTAAATGGGTAGGACGGTATAGTTGCTCGAAGGGTGCTTTTGGTTGTGGGTCGGGGTAACAAAATAAAAACCTATGATAAAATCCATTATGCTGATTATCCCCGTTGCTCAACTGCTCCAATACGCCCGGCTGAATGCCGCCAACCACATTACAGATGTAATCTGTTATCTTCGATTCCTCACGGCTCATACGCTGCAACATCACCGGGCTGCTATCCCATATCTCCAGCCATTTCTGCACATCGTCGCCCATTTTGTATGCGTTCATGCGCTGCATCCATCCGGCTAGTTCATCGCTCACAAGGGTGCAGCCTTTCGGGTTGTATTGAAGAACATTTATAACCGTTTCGATGGTTGCATCGTTTATAATCGTTTGCTGCAAAGTTGGTTTAACTCCGGGCGTTCCGTTCCTTTTATCCTTGCTTTGTACTTGTTCTTCGTTGTATGCCACCTGTTTAATCTTGTGGCTCTTATAGTTCTCTGAATCGTGCGCATGTAGGTATTCGTAAGCAATACGTAATGCAGGGGATTTTGCCCCGCCTGCGTGCGCCACAACGGCTAAGTATAAAGACGGCTTAACGTTCCATCCGTCCAATGCTTCTAAGTAGCATGTGTTGCCGATTGCGGTTGTTAGCGAAGTGAGAAAAAACGCGCCCAAATATTCATGTTGGATAGTGTGGGATTGGATATAATCCTGTATTGATTGCGGAAAAATATCATACGGGAAAAATGCCCTATCTTTTTTCTCTTCGGCCTTTGTCTTTGCAACAAGTTCAATGCCCATCGAATCTGCCATGATATTAATTTGCTCCATTGCCTTTATCCAATTGCGCCCGTGGATGTGGTACAGTATTTTGGACGGTGTTAACACCCAGCTTTTATCTCCTGCCCCCTTGCAGTCTGCCCAACTAGGGAACCCCGGCAATGATGTTGTAAACAGCAACACTTTGCGGCTAGAATAATAAACCTTTGCCGAATACTTTGCCAAACTGCCTGAGCGCAAATAAGCGGTAAATTTCTGTTTATTATTATACCTAAAATCTCTAATTTCAAACAGGCCGATTTCATTTAATAGCTTTTCAAAATATTCGTCATTTATTTTATCATCAAATTGATAACATAAATTCTCATACTCAATCGGGTACCTGGTCGGTTCCGCCTTACTGATTGTTTCTTTGTACTCGTTGAATATCGAAGCGGCTGACGTTAGCAAATCGAACTCATCTTGCGTAAGTTCTTCGATATCCTCGAAATTATTATGTATCATATTGTAACCCGGTGTAGGGGTGCAATATGATAACAGGCCGCCGGTGTAAAGTGCAATCACTTCGGCTCCGGTTTCGCTGCTTGCTATCGTTACTTTATGAGATACTTTGGAAAATTTGATGTAAGCATGATATCCGGCGTTGCGTGTTTCTTCGATGCAAATCTTTCTTAGCACCTCCGGGTTTGTGCTTTCGATTATGGCCAGCCAATCCCTAAAAATATTTTTGTTGGCCGTGTTCTTCAGGTCAAAATCTAGGATTGCAAATGGTGCAAATAACTTTAATGCAATGCCGTTGCAGCTGTCTATTTTACTTAGAAACTCATTTATATTATAATGATTTTCAGTAATATTAGAATGTGAAATTAAATGACTGCTTGCCTGCTTTGTTTCTGCATCCCATTTTATTGGGATAGGTTTTAAACCTAAGTGAATCAGGTCGGTGAAATACGATAGTTGCATGGTTATGGTTTTAAAATGTAAATTATGCTTTTATTTATCTGTGGCAAAATGCACCACAAGAAGTATCCTTTTTTAGTGATTTGTATAAATTTTGGATGTCTGGAAACATTTGTTTCTCTTGTTCGCATTCAATTGATAATTTTCTCAGGCTTTTCCCGTTGCCCATGATGGCATAAAATTTTAAACGCCTGTCTTGCATCCCCTCCTCAAATTCAATCATTTCGTTAAACTCCCTTCGGTTCAAAAAATACATTGCCTTATATTCCTTTTCAGACTTAAAGAAACACATTCTACACCCCCCCCTAAGCATATAAACAGGGAATTGAGGATGTAGGCCATGCTGCTTTAAAAGTTCCTCACATTCGCCCCTGTTCAATCCTGCATCAATTAAAGGGTATGTATATTTAACATTTTCCTTTAATCCGAGATTTCCCGTTCTGCCTTCCTCGTCTGCATTGAATCCAATCATTAACTCGCATTCTCCTTGTTTTGATAAAAAATTATCTATTGGCTCAATTTTAAATAATCGTGTGCAATATCTCGCCATTCCCGAAGGCATGAATTTTGCTTTTTTGGCGTACTCCTCCAATCCGTTATACTTTTCATTTTTTACTTTTACAAGTTCAAAATCGCCATTGTGAATTTCCTTTAATTTAATAAAAACTGCATCAATGCGGGTGTACATTTCAGCGTGTTCTGCTCCAGTGTCGCACCATATCGCCGTGGCTCCTTTGCCGTATAATAGGCACATTGTAGTTGACTCCACCCCACCGCTAAATGATATAAATTTTTTCATGGTTTAATTTTTTAGTTTGTCTGCAAATATAATCAAAAATTGATCAGCTGTTTTGATCACGTAGTAATTCCCTCCGGCTTTTGTGATGCGTTCTGCTTCGGCATGTTGAAATTTACTCATAACATCGTTTCCGATTTTTATTTCGATTGAGTAGTGAATCCCTTCAATTATTGCATGAATGTCCGCCGTGCCTTTTTTTGTGGTGCCTGGGATGTAAATTTTGCTTGTTCCCTTGTTTATCATTCGCCCGGCGCTGCTTATCCTGTTTGCGTAACCTCCCCAACCTTCGATGTAATCAATTACAAATTTTGTCAGGCCGTTGGCCTTTCTGATATCCGGGAATTTGCAAAGCGGTATCATGTTCGAGGCTGTCACAATAGGCCTGTTTATTTTGTACCAATTGCGGCGCGCTTCGCTATATTCATTTTTCCAATTATCACGGTATGTTTTCATTTTATGTAATTTAATATGTGTACAATAGTTTCTACATTCCAACCGTTCCCGAGCATCTTATAACGCTGTGAGTCGCTAACGTGCGCCGTGTAATTGTCTGCCACCGTCTGCAATCGTTCGCATTCGATAGGGGTTAAGCGGCGGATGCGTGATGTGTTAATCTCCACCGCATTCGTACACCCTGTATCCAAACAATATGTTTTGCCATCATTGCGGCTCAAATGCCCTGCTCCGCTTGTGCCTGTTGTTGATGAACGGGGCATGGTGTTGTGTACGATGTAATTATTTTCCATTCTCCCACCTTCTTTTGTTGTAATTGATTTGCCTTTTTCATTCCCTTCATTTGGTGAAAACCTAAAACCAACATTTTTATTTTTACAAACAATATCATTTTTTTGAAAATATGATAGCATCTTCTCACTCAAAAAATATTTTTCATCCACATCACTTTCCAAAATGTCACGAAGCAAAATCCCCTTATCTTTTGGCTGCTTAATCTTGCAAACCAAATCGCCAAAAAGTCCCCCTGGCTCATGTCCGATATTTGTCCAATAGATTCTTTTGCGATTCTGCGCTGATACCAATGCCGAATTGATGTGAATGCCGTTCACCCCGATTGCCTTGCTTAGCACCCTTTCCCACTTTTCGCCCATCTCCACATTTTCAAGTAAAAAGTATTTTGGCTTAACCTCATTCAATAGTCGCATGTATTCCCAAAACAAATAAGATTGCCCTTCAAATTCAAAGCCTTCTGATTTTAATTGCAAATAATGCTCAAGCGTTAAAATTTCCTGTTCATCTTTTGTAGACATTCCTTTGCGCTTGCCGGCAAAGCTGAATGATTGGCAGGGGCTGCCACCAATTAAAATGTCAATTTTTGGTAATGAATATCCGTCTAGATTTACAACGCTTCCCAACTGTTTTGTGTTTGGATAATTTGCCATTGTTACCTGGATGGCAAACTTATCAATCTCGCTTGCAAAGTAATTTTCTACCTTTATCCCTGCTCGCTGTAATGCCTGTTGGCCGCAGGACATTCCATCAAATAAACTCAATATGTTCATAATTTTTCAGTTTAAATAATAAAGGGGGATTGCTCCCCCTTTTTTTGTTTAAAAATAATTGTGATTAAAATGGCAAGTCCTTCGGATCGTATTCAGCCACCGGTGCAGATGGTGCGACTGTTTGCACTTCTTGTTGTGCAGCTACAAGCACATCCCACTTCCAACAAACAAGTGAATTAAACACGCTTGTCTTACCTTCGGGGCTTGTCCATTCCCTACCCCTCAAATTGAGGTGCGCCGTTATGGTGCTGCCTTCGGTCACCTTGAACATTTCACATTTGTCTTGCTGAAGCTCCACTTCAATCGTCTGCGGATATTTCAAATCCTCGTCAACTACTAGCCAAACTTTACGGCTCTTGAATGTTCCTCTGTCAATTGTTGACAATACTTTTTTTACTGTTGCTTTTAATTCCATAATTATGCTGCTATCGTTACAGTGTCCGTTTTTTAAGGTTTAAGTTCTATTTGTAATTTTTCGCCCTGTAAAACTCTGTCTACAATCTCGAGTATTATTGTCTTGTGCTGCGGCAATAAATCAATACATTTTGCGGCTATCTCTTCATAGAAAAAATGATCTTCTTTCAATGTGTCGATGAAATCGGCCTGCGTTTCTGCATCCATGATGGGGCTAGTCTTGAAGTCTTGCACCATCCAACTAATTTTAGCCGAATATCTACGGGCAAATATTGCACCCCTCATGCGTTCATCATTATCCCGGATAAAGTCCTCAAAGCAATCCTGAGCGGTTTGCAGGTGGTGCCATGCTTTTCTAAATGAATTATTCTTGCTCATTTTAAAGTTACTGCAACCGTAGTTGTAGATGTTTTGGATGGAGGGAATAGGGTTATTACTTCGCCGTTATCTGTCACTTTTTGCATTCCAGATACAGGTACTTTTTTTAAAAAATCTTCGCGCTCTTTGATAAGATATTTTAACTTATCCTGTTGTGCGTAAAATTCCAAAAGTTCGTCATCACCGCAATATGTGAAGTCATAGCGTTGCCCCATTTCTTTAATGCTAAACTCGGCATTGAATGCCACAAACTTTTTACCGTTTTTTTCGGCTGCATCAATTAGATGCGTTTTATAACTTTCGTTTGTGGTAAGTGATTTTACTATTTCTTCCATCGCCTTCAATTGCAAATGCACTTTTATAGCGTCTGCCGTGCCATTTTCAATACGTTCCATTACATCGGCAATGAATGTGCTTCGTTCCGATTTCGTTGTCTGAAATAGGCTTAAAATACTTTGTGTAGTTAAATCTTGCATGTTGTTTTTTTTATTTGGTTAGTCGGGGGTATGGAGTCGAACCATTATTTCAACTTATTCTGTTATCTTTTACGCCTAGATAAGCCTAAGATGTGCGCACGTTGACGTTCTACCGTTAAACTATCCCCCGTTATGCCTGTCTTTCCAAGCCGTCACCTATTCTTCTTCTAGGTTGTCAACCCAACGTGGCTAGTAAGGATTTAGTAGTCAGGACAGGATTCGAACCTGCATGTATAGCATTTGCGGTGCTAGGCGTTCCATTTCCGCCACCTGACTCGGACTCGAACCGTTGAAAACACCACCTTTCGGCGCAACAAAACCCTTACCCCAGAGTTGTTATTGTAAGCTGCCGGCGCGGGAATCGAACCCACATGAATTATTAACCCAGTTGCCGGCAAACATTTTAAGCCTTTTCAGCTAAAATTAAATTATACCTTTCTTTACCGGCGTTTACAAAGCTAGCATCTTTTACGATATAATCGGGCAAAATTGCTTTGTATTGTTTTAGTTCGTCTACGGTGTGTAGTTTGTCTAAGTTGCCGATATGGTGCGCTAGTTCGCTTGTAATGTCGATTGCTTCCACTTGCTGCGGATCTTGGTCGAACTCTTCAGGCGTATAAACCGGCCCGGCAAATACATCGGGAGTGTACCACTTTACACCGTTGGATATGGCACGGGCAAACAACATGTTTTTGGGGAACTTGTCAATGTTTTTTGTACCTGCCTTCTTTGCATCTTCGATGGTAAAAATACTATTCCCTATTTTTTCTTTCCCCTGGTAAAAATCAATTGAGCATATTTTTTCGCTGCTTTCAATTACCCTATAATCATATTTTCCGCTTGCCTTTACATTTGCTGCCATTAACCCTGCGCCCACTGTTGGCTTGCCCTGTATGATGTGGATTCCCGACATGGCTGCAAATGGAGGGATTCCCATCTCTGCACCTGCTTGAATTTTTACTACTGCCTGCGCTGCGGTTTTGCAATCTACAAACATGCCGCTTTCTGCAAATGCCTTTCCGATTGACATGATTTCCGTTAGGCTGCTTTGCGCCTGAACTCTTACAATTTCATTTTTCATTTTTGATTTTTTAAAAGGTTAGTGTGTAAGGGTATTCCCTTGTAATGGTTAAAAATAAGTGTTTCAATATCCTCGATATCTTTGCCAATCAGATATTGGGTAATTTCGTTTCCCGGATCATCATCGAAAACTTTGAAGCTTTCTAATTCGCCTTCTTCGTTTATATCGTATTCGATTATGAAGTCTTTGTAGCTAAATTCGGTCATGATGTTTGGTTTACTGTTTGATTAAAATTGTTCGTTTGGATGGAACTCCTCCGAGTTAGTATCTGAATTAGCGTCTGCGCTTCCTTGGCAGGTAGTGCTGCCAATAAATCTATTAATCTTTCGTGCCCTTTCGCCCGCCTCGATTTCCTCACGGACGGGAATGATAATGTAGACATAGTATAATATTGCTAAGGTTAAAATAATTGTTGCGATAATAAATTTTAATATTTCAGGCATGGGTTATAAATTTGGGGTTAAAATAATTCTAATCTTAATGCCGTATTCAACATAAGTTGAAATTACCATCCCTAAACCATTATCAAATTCAAAAGTACATTTTTTGCTTTTAAAATAATCAATGTTTTCCCTGGTAAAATATCCCATTGCATCAATTGTGTCCCCCTTAATAGTAAAGTTAAAAAACCTTTCCATCTCAAAGGTATTCTCAAACTGTGTAAAATACTCTAATGCTTTTTTCATTTTGTTTTTTTTGGTTTTGTAAATGTATAAAAAATTTTGATTAAATAGTGTGCAATTCCGGATCGTGGTGAAAAAATCCATCTTCAGGCATTTTACTTTGTTTTGTTTGTCCTAAAAAACAGATGTTATATTTTATAAATATTTTATATAAATACGACTTATCAGTTAATCCGATGTGATTACACAAAGTTTTAATGTGTAACGTGTTGCAGTTCTCTTTTAAATACTCCAAGTTTTCAGGGGTTGCATATTCGTCAACCTTTGTGCGTCTAAAAATCTTGTGATATGACAATTCGTGTTTTAGCTGATTTTTTGTAAACCCTAATTTTTTTGCCAAAATATCTTGACGTGTGGTGTTTATATTATCCCTCAAGTATTGGATATTTTCCGGGGTTAACTTGCTGTTTTTTAAGCTCATGAAGTTTTTGCTTTAATTCGTTAAGAAATTGTTGTTTAGATGCTAGTGGTACTCTTAGACTAATGTAAGTGCATGGCTCACATTTTTTCCTGCCTGCGTTTTCGCGCGCTCCGCCTCTGATTTTTTTTTCTACCAAAATTTAATTATTGAATATAGGGTTAAGAAAATGATTAATGTTACAAAATTGATGCCGATAAAACACCATGCAATTGCTGCGGTAAATGTTAAAAAGTCTTTTTTCATGTTTTAGGTTTTATTTGGTTAATGCAGTTTTTAGGATGCTGCGCCCCTTGTAAATTAATTATCTAATCTCCAAGTAATACCATTTCTTTTTTTGATTGATTTGCCATTTATTATTCTACAAAAATAAGTAGTATTTGTCCAGTCATATTTTGCAAATGCATAATCGCCTTCTATTTTTATGCTTGTTGGCTCATAATTAAATTCAGAAATAAAATTTTCAATTACTTTTTTTTCTAGTATTGTGTTTGAAGTAGTCATGTTTTAAGTTTTTAGTTGGTTATTTTCCTTTTGTTTCACAAAGATAAATACTTTATTTGAATTACAAAAGTTTTTTTCAAATATTTTTAAAATAAAAAAAGCCACTTTATGTAAGTGGCTAATTTTCAATTAGTTATGTTTTATTTCATGCCGAAAATATTTTTTAATTTATCGACTATTTCGTCTTTTTCCTCAACAGATACGATTTGCAACCGTTGCTTAATTTGATTCATAGCATCATATTTATTAGCTGCAAATACCTTTGTCTGCATTTTTCGGTCATTCAGGATATACTTAACGGTGTAGTGCTTCATGCTTTGAGATTTCAAATTCCAAATATTTTTTAGCTTTCAACAGGTCTTGCAAGGCCGTTGTATTCTCTTTTTTCCCTGCCCTGCTAATATATTTTACCACATTCCCCAAGCTGAAATTTAAATCCCATGCTTCGATTACCTTGATGGCTTCGTAGGTGTTGTCTTGACCTCCGTAGTGGGACGGGGTGATGGCGCAAAGTTGCTCTGTTGTTATCCTTGCTTGCGGTCTATTCCTACTCAAAAATTTTATAAACTTTTCTTTGTCAATTTCCCAACAACCTGTAAGGTCTGGATGACATTCATAAAAAACCCCGCTGTTTAATATTTTCAAATAGTCTTGCCATGCGTTCTGTTCGTTTTGTGCTGTCATAGTTTTTAGTTTTTAATATGTGATTTTACCTTTATAAATTCTCTTGTTATGAAATTCGTAATCCTTGCCATTGGAATCCAAATGTACGATTCCAAACCCGTGATTCCAACGGTTTAGTGGCAAATATTCCGGGTGTAATTCTCCGAGCGTGCCCAAACTGTATGTCTTTATTTCGTTGCCATTAATATCAACTTCGACATGGTTGCTTGTTTGATGGTTGTGGCCCTGAAAGGAATCCGATTTTGCCTTCGTAAATAGGGAACGGGCAATGTTTACCGCCGAAGTACCACCGAAATATTCGTGCCCGTGGATGCCCGTGAGGCTGTTTAACTTCATGATCCGCTTTTCTCCAATTATGTGAATGCCCCGGGCGCGGGCCTTAATTATATTCTCAAATTCAAATTCTTCAATACCTTTTAATTCAGCTGCTTTCTCTTGTAAAAAATGCTCATAGCGTTCTTCGTGGTTGCCAATCTTGAAATAAATCTGGCATTTAAATTCACGTTCAAAGATTTCAAACAATGATTTGAATGTATCTAGTTCCAATTTAAAATTTCGCTTCTTTGGGTCTTTTACATAGCGGCTTAATTTGTGGCAGTCGATGGTGTCACCATTTAATAATAAAGCATCAATACCTTCCTTTTTCAAATCGGTAATGGCAAGGCTCAATGCTTCGATGCTATGATAAGGACAATGAATATCGGATAAGATACCCACTTTTTTGTGGCCTGAAATATTGAAAGGCAAAAAAGATGTTTCATCCGATGCAGGCAAGTTGTAAGGATTGCGCGGTCGGTCGGTAGTTACTATTGTATCGGCATCCGTTTTTTTTAGTGCTGATTCTTTTGTATTTCCATTTTTGCCCTCAATAAATCTCAATGAACTCCTAGCATCCTCTACATGTTTAAACAACAAATCATTTTCTCCGTACATGATTCTAGCCAATTTTAAAGTGGGCATGTATGCCCCGTATTTTTGTCTGTATTCTCTTGCAGTTTCGGCTTTGTTCATTCAATAGTTTAAATAATTTCTAATGTTACCTTTTCTTTTTTCTGAGCATCTTCGATAAGAATACAAAGTTGGTTCATTGCTTGCTTATCGTTTACCAATCTGCCGGGTTTCTCTACATGGTGGCTAACAATTATACACCCTTCGCTGCTTAGTTCGCTGACCCCATTATGCATTCTGATTCCCAAAAAGTCAGGTACATTGAATACTCCTGTAAGCAATCTTTTAAATCGTGGACTCCATGTAACTAAAACCGGATAAATACCGTAGGGAATAGCCGTTTGCGCTTTTATCTTTAATATACGCTTCCACATGCCGGCTTTTGCCCTTACCTTATCTTCAATGGTATGACAGAAAAAAACTCCATTTACATACAGTTCACCTTGTGTGTATTTATCGGTTAATACTTTTCTTATTAATAGTAATTTCATCTGATTTTTTTAAGTAGTGAATAGGCCAATATTGATAAAATTAAAATGGCAGTAAGCCACCAAATTATAATCTTTGCAGTATGTATTCTGTCGGCCAAACGATTTATTTTTACCGTTTGCAAATTGATTTGATTTTGCAATAAATAAATCTTTGCCGAGTCCTCAAACCGTTGCGTTATGTACACCGTGCGCTGTGGCGTCAATACGGGCACTTTTACCGTCTTTCTTAATACAATGGTATCAATAGTGGTATCTGTCTTTACAATGGTTATAATGTCGCTTTCTGGGCATTCCACAAACTCGCTAACGGTATCAATGATTACGGTCGTATCTCGTGCAATTATGCCGCATGGGAATAATTCCCGCGTAAGTTTTGCAACTTCGGCCTTATCCTTTTTGACGGCTTTGTTTAAAAGTTTATTTGCACTTTGACAGGAAAATAAAAATATTGGTATTAATAGAAAGTATCTCATAATTTTTGTTTAAATTTGCATTTCTACAGTTGACATAGTTTTTTTTTTGGTTTCCCCCGATGTTTCTACATTGGGGGTTAATTTTTTACTTAATGTTTGCCGAACTATCCACCGCAAACTGAGAAACTAAAACCATAATCGCCCCTGCAACGATGCCATGTGTTGACAAAGATAATAACTTTTCAGTTATATTTGGGATTGCTATAATACCTGTACATAATGCGCTAAGGCTACCGCCCACAATTTGCAACCGCTTGAAAAAATCGGGTGTTTTACTTTGCAGCCTTTTTAGTACTTTTTTCATATAATTTTTGTTTGATTGATAAGTGAATGTACTTAATGAATATTTGGCCAATATAGGCCGCGCCGCCTGTTGCGAATGCAGTGAGTACGGCTATTGCCATGTCCTCAAACATGACTTTGCAAGTCACACCTGTAATCATGCCCGTTATGGTTGATATTCTTTCCTGACTCATTATGCAAGGGTTAAATTTAGTTTAGCACACGCCCAATCAAAAGCGGCTAAATTTACATCTTCTTTTGCGCCCCAAACTTCATAATCTTCGCCTGATATGGTAAGATTCCCGGCGGCTAAACTTTTATTTTCTGCGCTCAATAGTGCATAGTAAAATGTCGCTGAATTTTCTAAATTATCATTTATCGAATACAGATTAATAAAAATTGCATTCATGTTGCTGCCATTTACCCACATGGCTACTGGGTTGATTTGTTTCATATTTTTAAGTTTAAAATGTTGTCAAAATTGTTCTTACCCAAGTATTTGTAGCAATACATACATATATGAATCCTGATGTTACCCTAATATCGCCCACCGTGCCCGCTGCTGTTGCGCTTGCCGGTGCTGTTGCCATGCCTGAAACAAGCCTAATATTACCATATAATCCTGTTGTTGTTGTGCTACTATTACCTATTACTGTAGTGTTACTTCCTAATCCCGTTGCATCATAACCAATCACAATTTGATTTGTTTGCGTGTTGGCTGCAACTTTTACGCCGAACCCAATTAAAATGCTATTATTCACAACTGTTGCAGTAGTAGAACCACCTGTTATAAATCGCCCTGCATTGTATCCCATTGCCACATTATTTGCACCTGTTGTATTCGCCCATAAAACCTGCGAACCTAATGTTGAATTTTGAGCACCTGTTCCATTAAATGATGCTTGATATCCAACTGCGGTACTATGACTATTACCTACATTAGAACCTAATGCTTGCGCCCCTATTCCTGTGTTACCTCCGCCTCCTGTATTTACTAATAAAGCTTGTGCCCCCATACCAACATTAGAAGTTCCTGTCCCACCTTTACCGCATTGATACCCAACAAAAGTGTTATCATCACCACTATTTGCCTCTTGCATTGCTTTGTTCCCAATTACAGTATTTCTGCTTGAAGTGCTTAATTTGGCTGCATCCGCACCAACAGCAACATTTGATAGACCCGTAGTAACTGCTGCAAGTGCGTTCAATCCAATGCCTAAATTAAAATTACCTGTACTATTTATTTTTAGGGCATCAACTCCCACGGCTAAATTTGCAGCTATTTGTCCGTTCCCCAATCCCACACGGATAGTATTAATCCTTGCATCCCCACCTACAACATCTAAAATATATCCAGCATCTACTATTCCACCTATTGTTAATCGCCCATTTGCAAAAAACCGTGTTGATGTTGTGCCTGCAAAAGTTAGCGGTTGACTATTTAAAGTTAATGTTCTTGCACCTGTCAAACTTCCATCTGAATTATAAATATTTGCACTTAAATATTGAGGTATGTTTAGCGTCGCGCCCGTTAACGTTGCCGCTCCGCTTGTGCCTGTAGTGGTGAGGGTAAGCGTGTTTTGCTTTGTGGCTATAGATGTTTTTAAGTTTGCGACTGAATCTAAAAACCTTTGCACTCGTGGTGCTGCCGCCATCATTGCTGCGGTATCGCTGATGTTTAATTTAAGCGCATTGGCGGCTAATCTTGTGTAGGCCGATAACATACTTGCCGTATCGCTTATGTTCAATTTTAATGCCGTTTGTGTGGCTCTAGTGTACGGTGCAAGCATGGCAGCCGTATCTGCAATATTTACCTTTAAATCAATCAAACTTTTTAAGTTTGTCACACTATCTAAAAAACGCTGAACTCTAGGAGCGGCTGACATCATTTGCGCCGTATCACTGATATTTAATTTCAGTCCTAGATTATAATAAATCGTACTTGTATCAATACCCGATTTTATCCATCGTGAACCGCTATAAGTGTATAGGCTTGAATCAATAACATTATATCTCAATTGCCCTACATCACGCCCACCGCTTATATTTTGCAGTTTAGTAATGCCTAACGGAAGCGTTAAAACGCTATCGAATAACATTCGCTTTACAGGGCCATATCCGGCTTGGGGCATTGACTGATATGTTTGCGCACGGGCAAAAAATGGAAGTAAAAAAAGGAGTAAGATTAATTTTTTCATGTCGTTAATTTAATGGTGCGTCACATGCGCTAAAATCAGATTGGGTTGTTATGTTTATGGTAAATTCAACCCCGGCAAGATAATCCTCGTATTTGTCCGAAATGCAATTAAATGAAACATCATCGTCTATGAAATAATCATTGCTTCCAATCCGCATAATATTGATAATGTCCGATGCAATTTGTATTTGATCGCTAGTTACATCCGTTTCATATTCGGCTTCAAGTCCGGATTTGTCTAAAAAGAAAAATTGAACGGTGTAAACCTGTTGTGCGCCAACATTAATGCTCCCGTTGTTTATGTTGAATGTTGCTATTGGAAACACCGGCTGTGATTCCCTTTGCAGCCATTCCTTTGGCGTTGTGTGCTTTACTGTTTTGATCATTGCGTGGCTGCTCAACAGGCTTTGCAATGTTGTTACTAATTGGTTGTAGGTCATGAAATAATACTTTTTCGATTAAACTTTTTTTATACATTTTCTATCTATAAGTGAAAGTAAATAGTTCGCCTGCTTGGGTTAAATCGCCTACGGGCAAAGTTACAATATTACCGTTTATTTGCAGATACATTGTGTTTGTCGTGTTGGCGTTTGTGATTCCTTTTACTTGTCCGCTACGTGTTGCAATTACCACTATTTTATTTGCAATTTCACTAACATAAAACTGTGATAAACCAGCATCGGGAGTAATGTAAACAGTTAGCGGTGTGCCGCCTGCGCTGTTGTTTCCGTATGTGCGTGTAAAGCCGGGAACGTCACCTAAGTAAATAGGACATGTATATGCTTTCGACTCCGGGAAAATTACATCATATCCGCTTCCGGGCGAAAAATATTCTGCATAAAGTGAATAATTTTCACGTAGATAATTGATTAACCTTTGCTTGTAAAATTCTGCCGTTTCTTTGTATTGGTTTGAAATTAGTTCAAGATCCGCCCGGCTTGGTGTGTTGCTTTCTTCAGCGGTTTTTTGTAAAACTCCCTTAGAAAAAAATTGATATCCTAAGGCCATCGGCAATAAAGACATCGTGTACCAAATGCAGCAATCCGTCACAT